TAAAATCTTTCTATAAAGTCTGCAAGTATCAGTCTGATATTTATTATCCATTTTCTGTCTGTGGTTTCTTGTCATCATTCTTTGTACTTCAGCTTTATACATTTCTCTTTCTTCTACTGCTTTTATCTTCTTCTTATATTGGTCTCTTTCCTTACGATGTGCTTTTATTAGCTCTCATCTCATTAGGAATATTCAAGCTCATATATTCGGATCTAGTACCTGTCATTTAAAGCTACATGATTTAAAAGCTCAGTCTGAATCTGTTTCAAATGTAAATCCAAAGTCATCATAATTCTGAGGTCAGTATTCCTGCAAGAAGCTAGGATTTACTGTAAAGGTTTGTATTTCTTCCATTGTGTTTAGTTAAGAGTTAAAGTAAATGGAGGTAGGAGTTCCAAGTAGTCCCCATCGCTTTTTAGCTGTCGTTTGTACTTCACTATTGCTATGCTGTACCTCCATTTAGTGTGGTAACTTAGATAGTTTTTTGTCATGTCTAGGACAGTTCTGTATTTCAGTTATGTGAGCCCCTATAAGTTCCTCCATTTTTTAATTCACTCCTCTGAGCAGTCTGAATTGGTTGGAGGTAAACACATTCTTCTCAGCTTTCTACATTTCTCGTTGATCTCCATTTGTTTTATCTCTCATGGAGTAAGGAGTGAATACTTAAAAGGGCAAATCATCGTTTTCTGTACTATCTTCAATTTTAGATTCAGATTTCTTTCCATAATTTTCATACATAGCCATAGCATCCTCAAATATTCTAGTAGCAAGTTCTATTGTCTCATTGTAATTTGTCTTATCATACAATACCTCAAAAGCAATTTTCATAGCCATTCAGATAGTGGCTGACTTATTATTAGCCTCAGGATTATAGGCTGGTCTTGGTCTAAAGTTATTCTCCTTTACTTCCTTGTATTTAGTCTTTCCATTTTCTTCTATCATTTCATAGTTTACTGTATCTCCAACTTTGAAAGCATCTTTAGATTTCTTTCATAAGCTGATTTCTTCGTTATTATCTAACTTCATATTGATGTAGTAGATAGTTCCATTAGGTCATTTCCATTCATTAACCTTTGTAATTTCTGTAATTTTTGCTGTTTTCATGATTATTAAATTTGAAATATAAATTAGTTATTAAGTTTATCTAAAGCCTCTTGTAAGTTCCCATCTTCTCTAGCTTCTAGTAGATCATTTAGAACTACAAATGCTTCTTCTTTATGTGATGCATAGTAGACTTGTTCTCTGTCTATAACTACTCGGTAGTAAACTCTATCATCATCTACTTCCATCATTATTCAGTCAATAAGTCTGCCTTGTGCATCTCTTTTATTGTATTTCTCCATTGTTTATTGTTCGTTAAGAACTAAATTACATCTCCATAAATTCTGATTTATCAGTCGGAGATTCTGAATTTTAAGCATCTTTCAGTATTTCCAATAATGTTTCCTGATAACTGCTTCCATTTTCTTCTCTGCATTATCCTTAGATGTTGCATAGAAGTCGTATGTTTCTAAGTAGTCCATTAGAATGGTTTAGTTGGTAAATTTGTTATTTGCATGATGTCTGAATTTTGGAGTAGTTGTATATCTCATATCCTACCATCTCTACATTTCTGTACGTATAAGGATATCTTATTTGAATCTTCATCTTCTTTATCTAACATCCATACCATATCAGCATCTTGTTCTATACTTCAGGATCATCTTAATTGACTAGCTCTTTTTACTGCTGTTTTATCAGCATCTCTATTAAGCTGTGATAACTCTACTATTGTAATTCATAGCTGTAAAGCTAATTGCTTTAATCTTTGGGATATGTCGGTTAAAGCCTCTACAGGATTATTCCTAATTGCAGGATTCCTGATTAGCTGTAGGTAGTCTATGTAAACGATACTAACTCAATGCTTATGTGCTAAATATCTGATTTTTCATTCTACCTCTGAAATCGTATTTACATCATCTATCAAGTGGATGCTCCCTTTCATTTTTTCTAACTCATCACATCATTTACTAACTCTTTCAGTTTCAGCTCAATCTCATCCTTTCTTTAATTTCCATACACTAACTCAAGAGCATAAAGATAACATTCTTCTCATGATTTGTTTATTTAACATCTCCATGCTAAATAAAGCTACCTTTTCTCACATCTTCACATTGTTTAGCATCAGATTTATAGCTACCATAGACTTTCATATTCAAGGTCTAGCACCAATTACTACTACTTGTCATTTCTCAAATCCTCATATCAAGTTGTCTAAGTCTTTGTATCATGTAGGGATGATTTTAACTTCTTCTACTCATACATACTCATTCACTATCTCTTGGAGTAAGTCTTTTAGACTAGCCTCAGTTTCTCATTCTAACTTTAGAAACTCATTATGAATTGATAGATAGATTTCTCATAAGCTACCATATCACTTAACATTTAGGATAGAGCTTTGAAGAATTGTTATAATCTTTTGCCTATCTATCATATCCTTTAGAGCATCTACATACTTTTCAAAATCTGATGGATTAGAGTAAATAATTTCACTTGCTAATTCGTATAAATCATCTGCATTCAGTTTGTTATTTTTGCTACAAATAATGGCTATATCTCATGTTCATTCAGATTTCATAACTTTTAAGATTTCATTATATGGGCTATCTAAGTATTGTGGCTCTATCTTCATAAAGTCAATTAAGCTATCATAATCGGTAAGTAATCAAGCTATTATTAACCTCTCAAGCCTTTCTTTTTCTGTTATTTCTGTTTTCATTTGATTAGCTCTTGTAAGTAAACATCCTGATCTCTTAGATTCTCATAAACTCAGCTTTCATTGTCAGATTTCGGAGTAAGTTTTTTTATTCAATCTTTATCAAGCCAATTTAGTAAAGTGTGGTAGTGGCTTTTCTTTTGCCTTTTTTTCTCTTTCGGATTTTCTCATATCCAATTGTTTAACTTCTCTATCATCTTATCTATCACACTCTTTCAATATCATTCTATTAACTTCTTATACTCTATATTACTTAAATATACATATTCTAAATACTGTATCTTATTATTAGAAGAAATAGAATTAGAATTAGAAAGAGAATATGTTTCGCTTGTTTTGTTTGTTTTTGCTTGTTTTGCTTGTTTTTGATAGTTTTCAAAGTTCTTAACTGCATTTTGGTTTCATTGTTTTGCTCATCATTTCTTTCAAGCTTCACTTCTGAGATAGGAAATTTTCTTACTCTTGTCTAAGATGAATCTGATGTTTATAAAGTCTCTCTTAAACTTTTGGGGTGGCTCTTTACCATACAAACCATATTCCATTATAGCTTGTCGTAGTTCAGCTCTTTCTTCAACATTATCACAAGCCATCCCCAACTCGTAGAATACAGATCATCGGAACATGGTTGAATTTTCCATATTACTACTCTTGTAAAGTAAATTCAGATTTCTTGAGAGCATCTCCAATAGGTCTTAGTCATTCTCCAATGACATACTTACACCTATAGAAATACCCCCTCACTCTGACAATCTCATGGATAGATCAATCTGATTCTATCCCATAGTAGTTCTTTCCATTTCATTTGCTTATTAGTTGCATTTTCATTGGGTAAGAAAAATAAAAGACTGTCGCATACTCATGAACAGTCTTTTAATTTCTCATGCTAGAGGTCTAATTAAAAAGCACCTGTTCATATCGTACTGCTGAAGGGTTGGAATTCCAGCAGCACTATATGAATAGATGCTGTCCAACCACTTTTGATGTCGTGCTTTTCTCATGAGGTAGACTAATAGGTAGAGCCTTATATTGTGTTTGGTAGAAAAAAGCTTACATCACGATGTAAGCCGTTATAAGTGTTTTAATAGTGTGCAGTTTTGATGAGATGCCAGTTCTGAACTTGCATCAAGGTACATTGTGCAAACTAATTCTAAACATTTTTTGGCTCTGGATAGAGCCTATAACTTTACATCGTTGCAATAAGTATAATCAAAAAAATTTTTTATGCAAGTTTTTTTTATGATTTTTTTATTAAAATCAAAAATTTTAGCATAGGGTAGCCAATATTCAAATGTAAAAAAGTCTCAGAATTTTCTGATCTATTACATATCAGGAATTAAATTTTGTGTTTTTCTTAGTTTCTCATTAGAGAAATCTAAGTAACATTGTGTAGTTCTGATATTCTTATGTCAAAGAATTTGGCTTATAAAAGCCACATCTCCTCAATGCTCTAACATCTGTGTAGCACAAGTATGTCTCAATTTATGAGGTCGTATTTTTATTCAGACTTTTTCTCCTGCTTTTCTTATCACTTCTTCTACTCATGCTCTACTTAGATGTCATCCTAAACTGTTATTAGAATGAGATACAAATACATACTCCCCTCCTATTCAGCTTTTCTTTCTTAGAAATAAATAAAGCTCTATAACTTTCAAATGTTCAGGTCTTAAACATATAAGTCTTCTAGTTCATCATTTCCCTACTATTTGGATATTTTCTCCTAAATCTTCTATCTTTAGATCACATAGCTCTTGTACTCTTAATCATCAATAAACAAATACCAATCCCATTGCATAATCTCTCATCCTTAATATCTCAGATTTCTTTGGATTGTTTTTTAGCTGATTCAAAAAAAGTTTAGTTGCATCTCATGAAAGAGCTTCTATCTTATGCTCAGGCTCTCTGGCGAATATGATTCTTTCTCAGTCTAAAACTTTTAATCCCTTATGTCTACAGAATCCTAGAAACATTTTTATTCAAGCTAAATAGTTATTTACAGTTCTAATATTTTTACCTCATTTCTTGCACCATACATCAAAATCCTCTATGTCATCAAGCTCTATAGTGTGAGGATATCATACTCCCCTCTCTCAAAATGAGCGACTTCTAATAAAATCATCCAAGAATCTCAGACTTCTACAGTAATTTTCTACAGTAGATTTCGAATATCATTTAGTGTCTCTTAACCATTTAGAGAACTCTCATACTATCATATACATTTTTCATTTATTAAAAAAGTAAAACTACTTGTAGCTCTACCATATATTTACTATTAGTCTGAATACAATATAATAAAAGTCAACATTGAAATCAATATGATATTGTGTAAAGTTGCTAACCGTTAGTTATCTATCATATTTTTTACTAAAAAAGTCTTGCAAAGTAAAAATCTAGGAGTATAATTATCCCAACTAATAGGGATAGAGCCTTACTTTATAACAGTAAGGCATTTTGGCTTATGGCAAAAACAAAGAAAAGAAAATCAGATTTAAAACTATGTGATGAGTTATGGTCTAAGCTTGTAAAAGTTAGAGCATGATTTAGATGCGAATACTGTTGAAAAGATAAATATCTTAACAGCCACCATCTATTCACTAGAAATAACTACACTACAAGATTTGATCTAGATAACTGAATATGTCTTTGTAGCTGACATCATACGATGTCAAAAGCATTTTCTGCACATAGAACACCATTAGAATTTGCTGAATGGATAATAGCTAAAAGATGACAGGAGCGATACGATAACCTAAAAGCCAAATCAAAACAAATCCGAGATAAAGACTACGATAAAGTTAAACAATACCTACTTGAAGAAACAGAAAAACTGACACAATAGTCAGACTTTTTTATTTTCTTTAAAAACAAAATGCACATTTCAATAAACGAAAGAATGTTAATAGCTCAATATCATAAACAGGAGAAAGAGATAAAGGAGCTGAAAGACAAGTTGCTACAGTATAGAGAATCATTCCAAACGATGAAAGATAACCTTACTGAGTTAAAACATCTAAACAAAGTTTTAGTCAATCAGATTTCTTTTTTATCTTCTAAACAAAACCAATGAGCAAACTCAATCCACTCTATGAAAAATGAGATGTAAAGTTCTTTTGGAGAGAACACATCAGAAGAATGAGATTTATCTCTAAACCTCATGTAAGCTATCAAGCATTCTACACTAGATTAAAAAACTGAATGAGCTTAAGAGAAGCTATTTATACCCCAAGTAATACCAACATGAACAGATATAACATGAAACCTAAAAGATGATATAAGAAATTCAAATCCAATCTCCACTTCTTACGAATCAGATTTATTTCTTTTCTTAAACACTAATGCAAATCAAATGTAAGCAATGCTGAAAACTAATAGAGCAGAAAGTACATAGAGAACTCTGTATCAAATGTACTAACAAGAGGAACAAAGAACTACAAGCTGAGTATAGAAAACTCAAAGTATAATCAGATTTTTATTTTTATCTTTATGAAATGCCTAAGACCAAGCTTGATTATGTAGCTTTAAAGAAAGAATTTATGGCTTCAGAAGCTGTAGAAGTCAAGGGATTTTTTCTATCCAATAACCTACCTTATAACAGGCAAACTAGGGAAAACACTAAATGATGGAGTAAAGAGAAGAAGCAACTAAAAGCAAAAGCAACAGAGAAAGCTATTAAGCAAGTTTGAAATAAGTTAGCAAAACAATTAGAGCCAAGTACAGAGTTTTTACTTTGAAACATAGCAAAAGCTATTGAGCTAACGAAAGTGAAACTAGATCAGATGGAGCAGAAATGAAATATCAATGTTAAAGATTTAAACACCATCCGATGAATGAATCGTATTCAGAACTGACAGCCAACTACTTATGTAAAGGAGGAATCAGATGTAAATCAGAATATCAGGATAGAGTGAATCCACATAGTTATGTGATGAAATGCTATTGACAGTAGTAAAAGTGATGAAAATAATGCTTAGTAGTTCAGAACTAAGAAAAGGCAAAGTTGCTCCGTAGGGAAAATGCAAATAGAAAAGGTGGTCAGATTTTATTTCTAACAAAATGTCAAGGAATGCCAAGAGCTGTAATTGCAGATACAATAGAAGTGGTGCAAAGGCAGTACAAAGATGCTGAGACTGTGCTATGTGAGTTTATGGCTGTTCAAGAATATGACATAGAAGAATGAAAGATACCAACTTATAAAGATTTCAACCTACAAGAGTTCCATGACTTTGTCACGGATAAGATAGAAGCTTTAGATCCAATTATTAGTAAAAAAAGATGACCTTACAAAACCAAGCAAGAATAAACGAGATATACAAGTTTCTCAAATCAGATTTAGAAAAATGTATTAGATATCATCGTAGAAAAAAACCTGAGTTAGTTAAAGAGTATTTTTGAACAGACCAACGAGATAAGATAAACGACCAATTACAAGTAATCTGTAAACCTTTCTCTCCTATCCAAAAGATACAGATTGAGAGGTTAATATCAGACTTACATATTTTTTATTCTGTAAACAATAACCCATGATTGAAGAAATCAAAAAAGAGCTTGAATCAAAAATCAAAGAACTAGAGCGAAAAAATCAGCTTAGAAGTTTGGAGATGATTGAATGGATTAAATGACTTCTTGCTAAACTAGAAGTAAAAGAAGAAATTAAACAAGAGCCAATCAAAGTTGAGCTTAAAGAGGAAGTAGAAGAAAAGAAACCTGCTACTCCTAAAAAGAAAATCGTTTTTAAAAAGAAGTAAAAGATGTTTGTAGAGTTTAAAGCAACCCCTAAACAATACGAAGCTTTACAGTATTTCAGAGATGATATAACTACTGAAATCTGATTTGGATGAGCTGCATGATGAAGTAAATCATGGCTAGGATGTTTTGCTATTTGGTCAGCTTGTTATGAATATCCTTGATCTAGGCGAGTAATCTGAAGAAAGGAGCTTGTAAATCTTAGAAGAACTACATTAGCTACTTACTACAAGATTATGGATTACTATAAAATCCCTGAACTAGATAGAGGAAAT